TCTTTATGCCGAATACTTGATCGAAGCGTGTGAACGCGCTTTGAAAGATGAACGCAAAGGAGTTCGCGGCGGATTCGATGCGACATTCAATTCAAGTTTTAGAAAGGCTTGGGCTTGGAAGGTTCAATCTCGTCTCGGCGAAATCAAAAGACAAGAAGAAAAAGAAGGACGCCGTGAAATGAAGCAAGGCAAAAGAATCAATCTAAGTGCGATCAGAGTTCGCGGAAAGAATGAGATCGAAGATTCAAAAGCGCTTGCCTTACGCGATCAAAAATATCCTAAGTTAGGAAAAGGTCGCGGATTTACTTCAGGCGGTTCTGGCTCACGCGCAGGCAGTAGCGCAGGCGCAAGGGCAGGGCTAGGCCGACAGGTTGCAAGTACAAGACAAAGAAGACTTGCAGGCTCTTGATAATATCGCCCCCAGAAATGGGGGTTTTTTATTAGGGGTTGACAAGTTTATTTAATTCTATTATAATTAATTTGTACGAAACAAATCAAACCAATGGACATCTTCAAAAGAAACTGGACAAGAGTTCAAAACATTGCTGACGCAATCAACCAAGCCGAAGAAGAACTTCGCAATCATCCTTTACATCAAAAGATTGAAATGCTTAAGAAGCAAAGAAAAATGCTTCCAAACTTTCAAGGCTTCACAATGGCTGACTTGATGGCTGACCAATTCAAAGAAATGCCAAAAGCCGCTGTTGATGCTTTTTACAAAGGCATTGATGAAGACAACGAAAAAGCATGGACACAATACGAAGAAGAATATCAAAACTTCTGTCAAACAAACCAATTGGAGACTTTTTAAAATGGAAAACGTAACTTTAGGATTTGACCCTCAAATCGGAGACAAAGCACACGTTCTTTATTATTCCGACATTCATCCTTGCACAGTTATCAAGAGGACAAAAAAATTTGTAACTGTTCAAATGGATAACTACAAACTTAACAAGGAGGTAAGGCCAAACATCATCCCCGGCGGATTCGCAGGCCATTGCACAAACAATCGCGATCTTAAATACGACATCACAAGAAACAAAAAAGGTGGTCTTATGAAGTTTGGATTTAGACAGAATGGCAGATGGTGTCAATGCGGACAGCATGACCGAAACCCAACAAGACTAGGCAAAGGATGGCGGGCTTTCTACGACTATAATTTTTAGGGGGTTGACACCCTCTATTAATTATATTATAATTAAATTGTTCAAAACCAATCAAACAAATGACACAGACAATTACACAGCCAACAAGATTTGAAGTCGGACAAATCGCTTTCTGTAATGGCGGTTGCACAATGCAACTTCCAACCTTTTACAAAGTCGTAAGAAGAACAGCGAAAACTGTTTGGTTACAGGAGATTCAAAACCAGTTAATTGAACATGATGGCTACGGCCAAGCGGGTCGCAAGATTCCTGTTGACATTCCAAAAGGTGCAGTTTTTCATAAGCGCGTTAAAAACTGGAAAAATTGTAATTATGGCGGCGGCAAAGATCAAGAATATGCTTACGAAAATTATTGGGGCATAATCGAGCCTTGGGATGGAACCGCAAAATACTATGATAGCTATGACTAAGCTAACAGCCCCGAAAGGGGCTTTTTTTTATGGGAACTCAGGAGTAAAGTCGATAACTGTATTTTTTATCCCTTTTTCTTTTGCAATCTTTCTTGTTCTTTTTATTGAAGCAACACATTCTTGTCTGAACTTTTTTGCTTCGCCTGTTTCATTTTCTTTTACTATCTTCCCGCCAACAACTTCATTCATTATTGTTTGCATCTTTTTAGCGGTTAACAATGCTTTTTACCTCATTCAAGGTTATTCTAGTATATATAGAGTTAAATTTAAACCTATGCCATACCAAAAAGACGGGTGTTCCTAAAAAGTACCTTTCAGGGGCTAAGAATAAAGCTGCAAAGGCGGCAGAAATAAAAAGAACTTCTGAAGCCTACAAACGCGGCGAGTTTATCGACATCAAAGCTGTTCAAAAATCAAGAGTGAATCAAGATGGCACCAAAAAGAAAACCACTAAGCGCCGCCGTAGAAAAAAATCTTAGAGAAAAGGCAAAAAAATCGCGCTTTACATATGGACAACTTGCCCGTGTTTATAGACGCGGCCAAGGCGCATATCTTTCAGGCGGTTCAAGAAATGTTTCGATGGCGGCTTGGGCGATGGGTCGTGTAAATAGTTTTATTTCAGGTAAGGGCGGCGCAAGAAAAGCTGACGCTGATATATTGAGGAAAAAATAATGCCATATTCAAAATATTCTGCAAAACAAAGAAGATTGGCCGCTGTTGCACCTCCTAGAACAAAAATTACTGGCGCTGATCTTGCTAAACTTAGAAAAAAGAAAAAGAAGAAAAAATGAAACTTACAACCCGTCAAAAAAATACATTAAAAAAGCATCAGGAAACACATGGCCACACAAAGGCGCATATGGATTATATGAAGCGCAAGATGCGCGAAGGAATGAGTTTTACCGATGCTCACAGGCTCGCTATGCGTAGGAAAGGTAAATGAGCATCAAAAGGGGCGGACATACATTTGAACGCGTTGATAAGCCAATTAGAACGCCAAACCATCCAAGCGGTAAATCTCATGCTGTTGTAATAAAAAAAGGCGATGGATATAGATTGATTCGTTTCGGGATGCAAGGCGCAAAAACAAAGCCGCCAAGAAAAGGAGAATCAGACGCAGATAAAGCAAAAAGAAAAAGTTTTAAAGCTAGACACGCAAAAAATATTGCTAAAGGTAAAACAAGCGCGGCGTATTGGGCTGACAAAACCAAGTGGTCTTGATAAGATAGGAAAAATTTAACCCTGCGGGTTTATGTCAGACGAACAACTTCAGGAGTCCGCGACTTCTGAACCCCAAACAAACGCGAGAGAACAAGAACTTCTTAACAGAATCGAAGCACTTGATCGAAAGAATAAGGAAATATTAGAAGAAAAACGAAAATTCAGTAAAGTTGAAAAAACGTTGCAAACGTTACCCGAAGGATTAGATGTTCAGGCTTTAATTGATTTTAAAAATAAAGCGGAGCAACAAAAACTTGAAGAACAAGGAAACTACAAAGAAGCAATCCAAAAAAGCGAAGAACAGTTCCGAGAGCGAAGCGCCGCTAAAGACAAAGAAATTGAAGAACTCAAATCAAGGGTTCGAGAGTTGGAACTTATTTCTCCCGCCATACAAGCCTTGGCGGAAGTGACACACAACCCAAAACTTGTACACGATAACTTTTTAAAAGGGCGTATTGAACTGAAGGACGGAAAGCCTGTTGTTGTTGATGGTTATGAACGTCACAATGTTACAGAATGGGCAAAAAATTCTTTATCAAAAGATCACGCTTATTTGTTAAAAAATCAGCCTGCAACAGGTTCAGGAGCGCCCGTTGCAAGAACTGGCGGAACTCAAGTAAATACAGGCGAATTTGACCCTGAATTGATGCGCAGATTGGCAAACGGCGAACATACTGTTGAACATGAAATATTCAAAAAATATGGCAGGGAAGGTTGGCAACGTGCAAAAGAGCTTGCAAAGAATTACAAATAACAGAAATAGGGTTAATATATAAATAACAATTCAAAGCTGCGCTGAGAATGTTAGGGCTGCGCCCATACTGTTTACCAAAATTTTAGGAGTTATCTATGGCGGTTTTACGCTCAGATATTATAATTCCGGAAATTTTCACGCCATACGTTATTGAACAGACAACTCAACGTGATGCCTTTTTGGCGAGCGGTGTGGTTCAGCCTATGGCGGAGCTTAATGCTACTGAGGGAGGAGATTTTGTCAAAGTTCCTTTCTTCTCAGCGAACCTTTCTGGAGACTTTGAAGTTCTTTCTGATTCTTCATCATTAACACCCGGCAAAATTTCAACCGATCAGCAAATCGGCGTTGTATTACATAGAGGTCGTGCATTTGAGTCAAGAGACTTAGCTGCATTAGCTTCTGGCGCTGACCCAATGGCTGCAATCGGGCAGAAAATCGGTGCTTATATAGCAAACCAAAGACAGAAGGATTTATTCTCTTGTCTTTCAGGTGTATTTGGTTCAATCAATGCAAACGATAGTAACTCAGCTTTCTTTGGCTTAACTATTGATTCTGAATCAGGCGACACACCAACAGCACTTTCTCCACGCCATATTGCAAGAGCAAGAGCGATTTTAGGAGATCAAGGAGACAAGTTGCAGGCCATCGCAATCCACTCAAAAGTATATTATGACTTGTTGGAGAGAAATGCGATTGATCGTATTTACGACAACAATGGCGATGCTGATTCAGCCGCAACTTCTGGTACAACTGCAAACGCTTTCGGAAGTCCAACAGTTCCTACGTTCATGGGGCTCCGGGTAATTGTTTCGGATGACGTACCAACAACAGGGTCAGGCGCGTCCACTGAGTACTCAACATACGCTTTCACAGCGGGTTCTGTTGCTTCAGGCGAGCAGGCAGGGTTGACAACAGAGACAGATCGCGACATTCTCGCAAAGTCTGATGCTATGTCTATTGACTTACATTACACATATCATCCTGTCGGTTCTAAGTGGGCTGTTACTACAACAAACCCAACAAGAGCGCAACTTGAAACAGTAGGCAACTGGTCGAAGGTCTACGAAACAAAGAACATTGGAATCGTAAGGATTACCAACGTATCTAATCAAGACTAGAGGTAACTAATTATGCCATCTTTATTTGAAGTTAGTGCGGGGAAATTAGCCGGCCCAACTACAGGCGGAACTGTTACCCAAGCAACTAACAAAACAACAGGTGTGACTCTTAATACAGAGTCAGGTCAGATTACTATGAACAACGCGGCGCTTGGCGCGGCAGGCGAAGCAAGTTTTACCGTTACAAACGATAAAATTGCCGCAACCGATGTTGTTGTTGTTAATCATGGTTCTGGCGGAACTGCGGGTTCTTACTTGGTAGGAGCTACAGCAATCGCGGCAGGCTCTTTTGAAATCACAGTTACAAACGTTTCTGGCGGTTCATTGAGTGAAGCAATTGTAATTAACTTTGTTGCTTTAAAAGGCGCTTCAAGTTAATGGGATTGTTTGCTTTTAAGCGAATAAGGGAAAAAGAAGCCGCTGTTGTAGTGGCTTCTATTCCTACTAAAACAAAAAAACGTAAATCCAAATCTAAGGTCGAAAATGGCGATAACAATAGTCGCAACAGCGGGAAGCGCAACAGCAAATAGTTATTTGACGTTGACAGACGCAAATGCAATCATCGAAGGTCTAGTAGAAGACGATGATGTTACAGCGTGGTCTTCTTCAACTGACGACCAAAAAAACCGCGCCTTATATACAAGCACGATCAGAATTGATCGCGAAAGATTTCTCGGAGCAAGGGCAACAGATACGCAGGCTTTACAATGGCCGCGAACAGGAGTCAGAAAACCAGACACTTATGTAAATACTTATGCTGTCGGATTTCCTTTTCGCATTTCAACAGATTATTTTACAGATACAGAAATTCCAGATCAAGTTAAAAGGGCGCAAGCAATATTGGCTGTTTATCTAAATAATAATAAAGCGGGGCTTGGCTTATCAGGCTTGGAGGATTATAAAAGAGTAGGCGTTGGCGGTGTCGCTGTTGAACCCGTATTCAGCGGTTCCGTTGGCGCTGATCGCGTTCCGCCATTATTTGAACGCTATTTCACAGGCTTGCGAATAAGTGGGCCGGGCAACATTTCAATCAAAAGGAGTTAATCAATGTACAACGCTGACCCAGATTACACACTTGGCGGGGAGCTAATCACAGACACAGCCGCACACACAGGCAGATTTAAAAGTATTTTTTTCAAAGAAGATACACAAATCAACACGGCTTCGCATAATTATTCAGGAAATTCAATTGATTCTGAAACTTTTCTTGCGGGTCAAACTATATATGGATTGTTTACAAGTATCACTTTGACAAGTGGCGCTTGCATTGCCTATAAAATCTAATGCCAAACTTCGCGAGCGCCGTCCAGAAAGCAATAAAAAATGTTGCTTCAATTCAAGGCTTTGGACAAGATGTAACAATAAGAACTATTACTGCGGGTTCTTACAATACAACAACAGGCGTTATTTCAGAATCAAACAGCGATGCAACTGTTAAAGCTGTTTTTGAAGATGTAAATATGCGCGAAGTAAATGAACTTATTCAGGCGGAAGATAAAAAAATTACAATATCGGCGGGGGATGTTACGACAAAACCTACGACAAAAGATAAGGTTCTTATTTCAAATATTGTACATAATATTATTCGCGTCCTTACTAAAACATCAGGCGGAACCGATATTTCTTACACCCTATATTTAAGAACATGAGAAAAATACGCGTTGACCAAATCGGGGATTATTCAGAAGAACAAATCAATACTTTGTTATCTGTTGCTGTATTAACGGGAGATCGTATTGTCAAAGAAGGCTCGCCTGTAGATTCTGGAAGGCTTGCAGTTTCTTGGCAGATAGGAGAAAACGCGGAAAGCGGCGCACCCGCCCCAGAAGGTAAATATGGTTCTTCTGGTAAAGGAACTGTTATAAGACCGCCGAAGCCTTTAAATTATCAACTAGGAAAAGAGAATTTTAGAAAAAAATATCATATTCACAATAATGTTCCATATGCTGAACCTGTTATGTTCGGAACAAGTTTGCCGCCGTCTTGGGGTGGTACATACAGGAGCAAACAGGGTTTGAAAGCAAAACATCTTGATTTATTGGCAAAAGAACTTGCAAACGAAATTCAAGACCTTTACAAACAAATAAGGGGTAAATAATGGCCGCTATTGATCTAAACACAGTAAGAGCAACAATCGAAGCTAGAGTTGCGACAGAACTTGCCAGTAGCCCCGCAATATCTGTTGTTTTTCATAATATGTCGTTTGATAGTAGCGCCGTGACAACCTTTGTTCAATGCCTTACAACATTCGGCGAAAGTAATTATCTAACGCAAGGAAATGCGGACGGATTGAATCGCGTAAATGGAATTGTTGTTTTTAATATCTTTACACCGCAGGGAATAGGTTCAGGCGATAACTACACAATCGGCAAAAGGTTGCGGGATTTATACAATCGAATTACAGTTTCTAATGTGATCTTTGATGCCCCAATTGGGCCGGAGGTCGTTGACAACCCAAATCCAGAAGGTCAATTTCAGACACAATTGCGAATGACCTTTGAAATTTTCGAGGAACTTTAATGGAAATTACAGAAAAAATGCTTGATGCAATCGAAGCTGTAAAGGGTCGCCGTGACCCCGCTTATTGGGATTTTCTCC